CTAACTTCCTCGCGTCCTGTGAGGACGGAGGGCTGTCTGTGGTACAACGCATTATGCGGTGTTAAGCAGGGCACTCCGCTAGGAGACCTAAGTAACTATGCATAAGAAGACAAAACGATTTGAATCAGGTAAGAACCTGTCACAATTCGAGTTCTTCAGCCGTATGGTCGCTTGGCTCGAACGCTATTTTACTAGCGCTGGGCACATGGCGACTATCATGAAGGTACTTTCTAGGATGTTTCACATACGAAATACCCGAGGCGATGCCGAAGGTATAAGGTATGCGAAGGAAACTCGTCATGAACTATTAAAAGTTCTGGAAGAGCATTCCTATGAAAGCCTAAGTTCTAATGGTCGAACAAAGATTAAGTTTCCGAAGGGCCTAAGGATCCTGAAGCAGATCGAGATAGATAAGTTCTACCCTTTTATAAGGCTATTACTATCAACTCTCTCTGTTTTCCGGTTCCTAAGGGGGGACGGCACACCGTCATTTAAAACAATTCAGGAAGGCTCCAGCCAAGCTGGGATACCCACTGATGTTGAAAATAACATCGTACCGTTCCTTCGGTCTTTATCCTTAAACCCGATTTATTTCGGGAAAAGGGTTAAGAAACTTGAGTTCAAGAAGTATTCGATGACTGTAAAGACGGGGCCAAAAGGCCACGCATTATGGACATCGTTTCTAGATCTCTTACATCTTCCCGATGACCTTAAACAGGCTATTGGTAGAGTAGGAGGATCTAAACTTCAAGAAGACATGTCAAACTATCCTGTCTTAGTTCCGTTTATCAGAGATCTCTTAGATGCACGACTGGCCCGAAGAACCAGTACGGCATTAAGGAGATTATCTGTTATCCGTGACAAAGAAGGGAAAAATCGTGAAATAGCTATTTTAGATTACTATTCGCAACAGGCTCTACGCCCATTGCATCAGTATCTATTTAAGTTATTAGCGAAAATTCCGCAGGATTGTACCTTTGACCAAGGAAAGAATCTTTTAACTTTGAAGCCTACTAAAGGATCATCATACCATAGTCTTGATTTATCAAGTGCTACGGATAGATTTCCGATAGAAGTGCAACAAAAGATATTGGAAACTTTATTTGGTAAAGAGTATGCAGACGATTGGAAGACAATAATGGTAGGTTATCCATTTGAGTACCAAGGGCAAATGATTTCATATGCTCGAGGTAATCCGATGGGAGCCTATTCATCATGGTCAGCCTTCGCTCTGGCGCACCACTTCTTCGTTTATACAGCATGTAAAAATGCTGGTATTCGATGGAGGGATTGCCCTTATATGCTTCTTGGTGACGATATTGTCATTGCTGACGATAAAGTTGCTCAAGAATATATAAGCATACTTCAAAGGTTCGATGTACCATTCAACGAAGGAAAGAGTCATCGAAGCCCATATTTGTTCGAATTCGCTAAGCGATTCGTTCATTGTGGGACTGAGATTTCTCCTTTCCCTCTTGCTGGTCTTTACGAAAACCGAAACAACTGGCTATTAGCCATTGGGACGATTTTTGAAGAGTCCAGTCGGAAGCGTTGGATACCACGTGTAGACATGTTGCATTCGTGTCTAGGTTATCTCGAACGTGTGGGGTTCTCCTCGAGTTTTATCTCGGAGAGGAAACCATACATTGAGTTAATCCTAAGGATAAGAAACTCCTTTGCCGGTAACGAGTCTATGGCAGGCGTCGTGAGACACCTGGCATTCCTCTTACACGGAAAACAATTTGCGAAAGGATTACACTATTTGAGCGATGAATTCTTAGAATCCAAAGTTCTTCTAGTATCCTTCTCGGAAATGTTTCGAGAATCTGTTTCCAAGCTATCTAATAGACCTGCTTCTAAACCTCTCGGGGCAATTGCCTCAGAAATTATGGAAGCGGCTATGATGGCTGACACTGATGCCAATCCGTTTGACTTGACTAAGTCTTGCCCCATTATTAGTTTATCTGCTGATATAGTCGATATTTTTCGACTTCTTCATTCAGATTGCTATAATGCGGAAGCTATTAAGGATCAGAGCTCGATACGTAAGTATAGAGATCTATTTATCCAAATTAGCATTCCTACCAGTGATGAGTCCTTCTACATGCGTCGTAAAGACGTATTGCAGTTGGCCACATCTAGGTTGGC